ATGGTGAAGGTAGTTCAGCACCAGATGCTTGGTCAGATGAAATTGGAGTAGTCTGGAACTCAACTCAGATCTTTAAAACACCTTTGCAGATTACTGGTACTTTAGAAGCAGCAGTATTGCGTGGTGAAACTTCTGAGTTAGCTAGACTTCGTAGAATGAAAGCTCAAGAGCACAAAATGCAGAAAGAAAAAGCTTTCTTATTTGGTAAGAGAGTAGGTGGAACTGGTCTTGATTTACAAGATGGTTCTTCTTCTGATTCTTTTGCAGATGGTGGACGTACAGATGCAGACGGAAACTTAATCCGTTCTACATATGGTGTTATCTCTGCTTTGGAAAACTATGGAATTTCTTCTGCTACAGATGATGATCAGAATATCTTTACAATTGACGGATCTTATGGATACGGAAATTTTGTAGATGATATGGAAAAAGTATTTCAGTACATACCAGAAACAGGTGTTAAGCGTGCTTTTGTTGGTGCTGGTGCTTTAGGATACTGGTCTAAAATGGCAGGTTCTTCAGGATTATCTGGCAACTCAGGTTGGACAGTTAATTTAGGAGATATGAAGCGTGATGGTCTTGGTTTTAACTATAGAGTACTTGAAACACCTCACGGACTGTTGCAGTTGATTCCAGCTCCAGCATTACGTGGGCCTTATAATAAGTACATGGTAGTTGTTACCGATGAAAATCTATTCCATGCAGTGTATCGTCCTTCTATGTATCAAACAAATATTAAGACTGATAATGCCTTTGATGGTGTTAAAGATCAATATATGTCTGATGAAGGAGTTGGTATACAGCTTATTGAAAGTCATCATCTGTTCAAGATCACAGCGTAAGGGAGGCTTATTATGGCTAGATCTTACTTAGGTGGTTCAAGTGCAGGAGTTAAAGAGTTAACAGAAGCTTCAACTTTGGCAATAGCAGATAGTGGTAAAGTGTTTATGCTTAATTCAACTAGTGAATTTGCTACAACTTTACCAGCTCCAAGTAATAAAGGATGGGAAGGTACATTCATAGTAAAATCAGCTCCTTCAGGTGCTAGTTATACTGTTGTTACACCTTCTGGTGCTATTCTTGGTTCTGTTAGTGCAGGTGCTGCTGATGATGTTGCTGATACAAGTGATGGTAGTGATACTATAATTACATTTGTAGATGGCTCAGCAGTAGCAGGTGATTATATAAAAATAGTATCTGATGGTACT